GGTTTAAGTTTAGCTGCGTCATCTGCATTTAATAAACTTACGGAAGGATTCAAATCATCTTTAAGTTTTGTTTCTGATCCTTCAAAAATTGCTCCAACAGGTGGTAGTGTATTTACTCAAACTGGGCAACAAGCTGGTGGTATAAATCCATTTACAGGCGCAACCACAGGGGTGGCTAGAATCCCTAGCACAGTCAATCCATTTATAGGGACTAGTCCAGTTGGTTTTGGTCAAACAAATGTTTCAGCTCTTTCTGGTAACGTCGGTAATGTTAGTCAAAGCATATCACCTATAGTTCCAAGTGAAGGAGGTGTAGGTACTTTTGTTAAAAGTTCTGCGATTGGAGACTTACCATTATTTAGTGGACCAGGTGCAGAAGCAATTGGTTTACCGTCAACAACGGTTGGCGATTTAGCTCCAGATTTCATAGCTAAACAATCCCCATTAATGGTTGGTGGTGCAGGACTTCTTTTAAAAGAAGCCGCCACACCTGTACCTCCTCCAGCTCCGTTTGCTCCAATGCAAGGACAAAGCAGAACAATTGATATGAGTAAGTATGGTTATAAAGGTCCACTTGGTCGTGGTGATTATACGTATGCTGATCCAGAGGACATTGCTTATGGTCGAGTCACTCCGGGTTCATATGGTTATCTCGGTGCTAAAGAAGGTGGAACTATTAAACTTCAAAGTGGTGGAGTTGGTAGTGGCATGATGCAGGCTGGACCATACAACCCCGCCATTGAAAAACAAAAAGGTACATTCCGTCCAACAGGTTCTATGGTTGCGCCGACAGCAGCTCCCGGTATTTCTAGCATTGCCCAGACCCAACCAATGATGTCAGTTAGTCCACAAAAGATAGCAGGTCTCGCTCAACCTGTAGCTCCGACTATACCAACAACTAATGTACCTATGGCTCAGCCAAAGGCACCAGCACCTATGCCAATACCTCAACCACAACAACAAAAAGGTGGCATCGAAGAACAAGCGCAACAATTAATAAATGATTTACCACAAAAAGATATCAGTGTTAACATTGATCAGATTCGTCAGTTCATTGGATTAGCTGAAGGTGGTAAGGTACCAACAACCGAAAAAGAATTTGCCAGACTTGGTGTGTATAAAAGACCAGAAGATTATGACACTAAAGATATGAATGTTGGTGGTGAAGTTCCGGGTATGGCTAAACAAGCTCCAGCAGGAATCACTGGCCAAAGTTCGAATGTCGATATGTCTGCGGTTAATTATGGTAAATCTGAACCGGGACTACGAAAAAGATTTGATGATGAGATTATAGGCATTTATGAAAATATGCTTAGTCGTGAAGGTAGACTTTTAGGACCTATCGGAAGATTAATGGGGCAGACCATGGTAGATCAACAAGGCGATGCTATGTACAAATTTGCGCAAGACAATAATTTACTTAGAGGTATTGGTGGAAGTTACCAAGGTCCGTTACAAAGAGGTCCGTATCGTTATCCTTCATCAGCAGAAAATTTAGCTATGGGTAAAGAAGATGTTTCTAAAATAGGGTATGAAGATGTTAAATATCCAGGAGTTGTAAAAAGAGAAACTGTTTACTATGACCAAGGTGGAGAAGTACAGTCCGATGAAACATTACAATCGAATGCATTCGTTATACCAGCAGATGTCGTGGGTCACATAGGTGACGGTTCATCTGATGCTGGTGCTCAAAGATTACAAAGTTATTTGGGTATGAACCCGCAACAGTACCAAGCGGGTGGGATTATGGCGGGTGAACTACAAGGACCAGGTGGTGGTATGGATGATCTCATCCAGACTAGCATTGAAGGTAAACGAGCTGCGGCCGTTAGTCCACAAGAATTTGTAGTACCACGAGATATTGTTGCAGAATTAGGACAAGGTAGTTATGATAAAGGATCAAATAAATTATACGCATTGATGAGAAACGTACGTAAAACAAAAACAGGAACGACGAAACAACCAGCTGAACTTACAAGAGGTCTAGGACAGTTGATGAGAACAGCGGTTGCTTGAGGTTGAAGAGGTTAAATCTTTTGATGATATTGAAGAATTGTTTATGTTATTTCCAGTGGAGATTGAACGAATACCGTTTGACAATAAATACACACCAGAAATACTTAGACAACACATTGAAACAGGAGTGTTAGGTTTGTTAAGAATAAAACATAATGGTAGAATAATCGCAGGTTATGTAATAAAAATAAATGTTTATCCAACAGCAAAACGATTATTAGAAATATTGTTTATCTTTGGAAGAAACCTTAACTTTCGTGTGGGTAAACAAATATTTAAGAAGCTTGAAGACTTAGCTAAAGAATTAAAGTTGGATGGCATAGAATTAACCGGTCGTATGCAATGGAATAAAGTATGCGACAAGCTTGGTTTTGATAACCAACAATTTATACAGAGAACAAAATGGCTGACTTATTAAAACGACTTAAAATTTCTGAACAACAATACGGTGTAGGAATGGAAGATAATCCATTTCATAATGCATCCCCTGATGAGTGTATTAATGTATGCTTCGGTGGTAGTGGTGGTGGATCACCTCCTCCCCCTCCTCCTCAGTCAGTCACACAACAAACAAGTAACATACCCGAATATTTTCAACCGTACTTAGAAAGATTATTTGAAAGAGGCGAAGCTGTTACGACAGAACCGTTTCAAAGATACGAGGGACAAAGACTAGCCACAACATCACCACAACAACAAGCGGCCTATCAAGGTGTTGAAGAAATGGTTGGTGGCTATAAACCTTATATAGCTACGGCTGATTTACTTACGGCTCAAGCTGCTCAACAGTCAACAGACCCTGCGGCTATTGCTGCACGTATGAGTCCATACCAACAAGCTGTTGTTGATATACAAAAAAGAGAAGCTTTACGTGATGCTAATAAACTACAACAACAAATCGGAGCATCAGCAGTTGGTGCCGGTGCTTTTGGTGGATCACGACAAGCTTTAGCTGAAACAGAATTAGGTAGACAGACTGGACAAAGACTAGCTGATATCCAAGCCGTTGGTTCGCAACAAGCTTTCCAACAAGCGATGAATCAGTTGTCTGCTGACAGAGCAGCATCACTTGCGGCTGGTCAACAGTTTGCCGGTCTTGGTGCTCAACAACAACAGTTAGGATTGGCGGGGTTAGGTGCGCTTGAAACTGTCGGTGGTACACAACAAGCTCAACAACAAAAAGCACTAGACATTGCGTATGAAGATTTTGCCAGAGAGACAACCTATCCACAACAACAGTTACAAGAGATGTCATCTGTACTTCGTGGATTTAATTTACCAGTATCGACATACACAACCTCACAAGCACAACAAGCTCCACCAACATTCGGACAACAAGCAGCTGGTCTTGGTCTAGGTGCACTAGGTATCTATGGTGCGGGTAAAGGTGTAGGACTATTCGCTGGTGGTGGTGATGTCCCTGATAATCCGGGTATTAAAAAGTTAGCTGCCAAAGCTCCACAAGTTGTAGAGAATATGGGCTTTGATCCACAAGAAGTTATGAATGCTTATATGGGTGGTAAGATTAACTTTCAAAAAGGTATGAGTGTTTATGGTGATTTGGAAGAAGAAGAAGAAGAAGAAGAAAGTCCATTTAGTCAAGATATTAAAAAAATTGGACAAAGAGCTTTAGGAAGATTTGGAGATGTAAAAAGCACACTTGGAAATATACCTATAAAAGCAAGAAATTATTTTCTTAATCCAATCGATAAACCCGAAGAATTATTTAAAACAACAGCTGACAAAGAAGCTGAAACGAAAAAGACTGAAGACACTACAGTACCTCCGGCAACAGACGAGGAGACAGGTGGAAAATCGGGTCCTTTTGTACAAGATCAAATTGATAGTTTGCTTTCCGCAGAGGGAGAAAAAGGCACAGCCATGGCTGACTTAAAAAAACTATTAGCCGAAGATAAACGTGATGCGGAAGATGCCGGTATACAGCAGGCGATTGCCGGATTACAAGCTGTTGTTGAAGGAGAGAACATCAGAACTGGTAGAGTTCCATTAGGAGAAATGGGTGAACGAATTGCTGGTGTTGGTAAATCTTTCAAAGGTATTGAAGATACTAAACGAAGCATAGCCAAAGATAAAATTGCAAACACAGCTTTATTAGCTGGTCTTGAACAACAAGAAGCTAAACGACTTTCAGGAGTTGGTGCAGCTAAAGCTCAGATGGTTTTCGAGATGTATAAACTTGGTGCTGAACAACAAGCTTCGGCTCTAGAGGCTGTAATGGGTGATGGTGGTGGCCTAATGTTATTAAGATCAGACATAGAAAACGGGACTGATAATTTTGGAAAACTATTAAATACTATTGCTGAAAAAATGGGTGGCGGACCAAGTGTAAAAGATGGTTTACTACTTGGCGAAAGCCCGTCTAAAGTTAAGTATACAAAAGAAATTGATGCTACCGGTCAAACCGGAGAATAGACATGGCTCAGTATATAAACTATGGTGGATACGGTAGAATAAAATTTAGCGACAAAGCCACTGACGAACAAATCCAAGAATACGTAAACAAAAATTACAAAGCCATTGAGAATCGTTTTGATGTTCCGCACTCAAGTCCGGAAGGTTTCTTTTCATCTATGCTTCCCGACTCTCTCGAACGTGGTATTCTTAATCTTAAAAAATCTTTTAATGTTCATCAATTAAATTTTGGAATCAACACTCCTGACGAAGCGCTGTACGACATCCGTCGTTACAATCAAAGAGCAGCTGACATACCTATGAACTCTGACGATCAAACTACGTTGACTAAGATTGTCAAAGCAAAATCAGCGGGTGATGCTTTCTCAGCTTTTTTGGATAATCCCGGTGTAATTTTTCCTGTGCTGGGAGAATCAATTGGTCAGTATTTACCAACTCTTGCTGTGGGTGCAGCTCCACCTTTGTTATTTGTAAGAGGTTTGGGTGGTCAAATGTTAGCAGCACTAGGAACCGGTACAGGTAGTGGGGCAACAGAGTATGGGGGTGCTGTGCTTGATGCATTAGCCGATGCCGGAGTGGATACTGATGACAGTTACGAAATGATTAAAGCTTTTAATGACCCACAAAAAATGGACGAAGCAAGAGAGTATGGGTTAGCCAGAGGTTTACCTATTGGTGCTTTTGATTCGTTGTCATTTGGGATGGCTGGTTTACTAACACGAGCTATTAAAGATTCAGGCAAAAAAATATTAGGTAGTCAGTTTGCGACAACACTTGGTGCCAGTAGTGCAGAGATTGCACAAGGTGGATCATTAGGTGCATTAGGAGAATATGTTGCACAGATAGCTGCTGATGGTGAAGTGACATCGCCCGGCTCAATACTTTTAGAAGGATTTGCCGAAGGTCCTTTAGGTATTGTTGAAGCTGGTATAAATTTACGTAAAGGTTACAAGATTAAACCTGACTCAGATGTAGGTCAGGATGGGACACCAGAGGGCGATGATGGTCAGCCAACAACCACACCACAGCTTGAACAAGATCCTGTGGTCAAGATGGATGAAACTCAAAAAAAGATAAACATCCTTAACATTCAAGCTAAAATATTTGAAAACTTATACAACAAAACTAAACAATCTACAGCTGATGGTGTTGGTGGTGAACGTATTGATCCTAAAGAAATTAGAGAAGAATCTTTAGATCCTTATGAATTAAAATTTTTAGAGGACATGGGTCAAAAAGGTGATGAACTTGAAGCTCAAATTTATAATAGTTTAGTTGAAAAAAATATTCTTAATGTTGAGTCTATTGTTAATGAAAAAGGAGAAACAGTTGTAGAGTATTTAACATTCTCTCCTTTTGATACAAAGACAATAAACGATTTAAAAAAACGTGAGGCCCAGGCTAAAAAGAAAAAACCAAAGATGGTTAATATAAAACCATCTAAATTAAAATATCCATTTAACTTTAACAAACTAAAGAAGACTAAACGATCAGCTATAATTGCTGGTGTTGAAGCCACTAGTCCTACAGAGTTTAATAAAAAGTTTAAAGAAAGATACGGTGAGCTGCCAAGTATCGATCAACTAAAAGCATTTACTGCATCTTTAAATGCAACTCCGCAAGTTGTTCTTGATGAACAGGCAGAGAGTTCTTTAATTCCGTTAACAGAAACATTAGACATTACTGATAAGTCTTTATTAAATGATTTACAAAAGTCTTTTAATTCATTTAAAGAAAAGAAAACACAGGATGAGAATGTAGAAGCTAAAGTTTTAAACGAAAGAGTTAGAAAGTTTGAAACAAAAGATTCTCGTTCTCCTGGTTTGGTTGAATATCTTATAGACACCTTACGTACCAAACTGGGTCAACGAGTGCCTACAAAAATAATACAAGACCAGAACGGTACAACGCAGGGTCAGGTTCAAAAGGTTGCATTAAGCGGAAGAAGTTTTCTTGACCAAGCCACTGGTGAACCAAGAGGTATACCGGGTCCGGGTTCTGTGTTTGCAGCTATTGACAATGGTAATCCAGATAACAACAGAATATTTATGACAGAAGCTGAAGCTGAAACATATTTAAAAAACAAATTAAAACAAAGAAAAATAAATTTAAATGTAGTTGAAACAAACCTTACCCCCAATCTTCCAATAGATAATTTTACAGAAAATGTAAAAAAAGAAATTGAAAGAATTCTAAGAAATAATCCCGATATATTTTATAAGGTCAATGGTAATGATGATATTTTAGAAATGAATTTTGGTGAACGACTAGAGCAGATAGATTCTGAGATTGTGCCTGAATTTAAATTAGCTAAAATTCAAAACTTAATAGCTAGGGGTAGGAAAACAGAGGCATCAAGCCTCATGCCAAATCTTAATCCCGAACCTGAACTAGAGGCAACAGGTTTATCTCAAGATGATAAAGATATAAATCTTTTAAGAAGTGCCGGAATTAGTAGTGAACCTGAAGTTAATAAAGCTGACTATGAAGAAAGAGAAATAAACAAAGAGCCAGCAAAAAAACTATCTCCACCCGAAGTTGAAGATCAAAGAAACTTCATTGACAAAGCTGTTGATACATTAAAATCTTTTGCGGGAAATGTTAATCTAAACTTTTTTAAACCTTACTTTAATAGTGCTTATCACTTATCTGAAAAAAGCAAACCAATAGCACGATTGACAAATATTCTTGAGAAAAGAGCAGCCATGAGGGCTAAGATATTTGAACAACTACAACGTATTGTAGGGGAAAAGTTTAACAATATAGATGATGATCAAGCGGGTATGGTTGGTAAAGTAGCTGTGTTTGCCAGAGCCGCACAAATACAAATTAAACCAGGATCTCCGTTTAGAATATCGGATACTGAAATATTTATTCCGGCCTCAGCTATGTTAAGTGATAAACCTGGGGTAGGCGGAAAGAAAATAAAAGAAATTGTACCAAGAATGTTTCCTGTTCCGGAAGCAGGTATACGATTAACAGGCGATGAAGTTGTAGCTTATGATGCTTTATTAGAAATGGGTAAGTTTGAAAGAGATTTAATGATAGAACAATCTTTGGATGATATGTCCGCTAATCTATCAGACCCGAGCTTAGGGCTGTTGTTTAAAACTACAAATCTAACATCAGCCGATGCAATTAATAATCTAGCCAACACTATGTTAGAAACATTAACTAATTCTGACTTGACAATATCTGATATTGATGCAAGTCAAATTCAAAGAACAGCTGAAAGATTAAAAAATATAGCAAAGACTTATGACTCCACATATTTTCCATTAAGCCGAACCGGTGATAAGTTTGTCTCAGTCACTCAATATAAATTAAAACCGGCTAAGAAATCTATTGTGTATATCATGCAAAAAGGTGGTCAGACCGAAGAAATTAATGCAGGCACATTAAATCCAAAGTTTGCTAAGAGAAAATTAAATGACTATAGACAAATGGGATGGACTCTTATTGATACTGTAGAACAAAAAGGTAAAGATAGATTAGTAAAAGAGACATTATTTTGGAGAGCTTTTGAAACTAAAGGCGGTGTTGATGTTAATCAAATGAGAGTAGCAAATCAAATTGATAAAGAATTAAAACAAATGTATCCGCCTGATGAAACTATAATTAATCCTGAGACAGGCGAAGCTGTGAATAGATATATGTTTAGTGGTGTACAGGATAATACATATAACACTATGAAAAAATATTTACCTGATGATTTCTTTACAGCTATGGATTCATTCATGCAGCTACATCCTGATTTGTTTCCTGCCGGAACGAAACCAGAGATTATTGAAAAACTACAGGAGTTAGAAAAGAAAAAAGGACTACCTTCATTTTTAACTCAAGGTTTTATGATACCCGGATTTGATTTTAAAGATACAAAAGATGCACTTGTTAAACATATGAATTCTTTTGCAACATGGGATGCTGGTTTTACATTTGATAGTCGTTTAAATAAAGCCTTAGCAGCTAATGATTACAACAGTAGTGAGGCTAAGTACAGGGATGCTTTAGTTAACTATCTTGATACTGATCCGTTTGAGTACCAAGGATTTAGACAACTTGCATTCTTATATTATTTAACTGATGTGAGTGCAGCTTCAATGAACTTATTTCAAAGTATACCAGCTGGTGTGTACATTGGTAGCTATGCTGGCCTTCGTAAAGCTGCAAAAGGACAAATTAAAGCAATGGGTAAATTAGCTAAGGCTATAAAATTTAATCCAAAGACTGACAATCAAATTAGTTTTGATGCTCTCAAAAAAATGTATGGTAAGACTATTCCTATATTCAATGACCCTGATCAATTGTTAGGAACTGTTATGAATCCTAGCCGTGCTAATGAATACTTAGCAAGCGAGACATCAGCGCTAATGCGAAACACTAAAAATATTTATGGACAAAAAGGATTTGCAAATAAACTAGACCGATCCGTTAGACTAGCTGGACTTATGTTTACAACAACAGAGGCAGCTAACAGATTATCTACATACATTAATAACTATGAGTTAACGAATGACTTTGATGTTTTGCGTAGAGCAATTAAAGCAGGTATGAATAACGAATTATTTAAAACCAGATTGTTAGATCTTAATTTAAATCCTGACACCATCTTAGATACCTTTGAAGATTTAAAAACTAACAAAGACATCCGTCAAAAACTTCAACACTTAACATCTCAGATGGCTGTGGAGGAAACCCAGTTCTTGTATGGTCGACATGTGAAACCAAGAATTAGTAGAGGGTTAGGTGCCTTGTTCTTTCAGTTTACTGAATACCCAACTATGATGTTAGAATTTTTAGGAAGATTATCCCGTAGACCAGGCGGTAAAAGAGCAGTAGCTATCTATCTTGGTGCTTTAATTGCTACGTCCGGCTTTATGGGCTTACCGTTTGTTACAGATTTATCTGAACTTTACGAACTTGTTACAAAGAAAAATGTTAAGAGAGAGCTTTTCCAAGTTATAGGCGAGGCAACCAATCCCCGTATGGCTGAGGCTTTAATGTTAGGTATGTCAAGAACTCTAACTAAAACAGACATTGGTGGTCGTGTTGGTTTAGGTACACACCCTATCAGTGGAGGTATTATAGATATTTTAAAAGGACAGACAGGGCCATCAAGAATAAACATACCAGCGATTAGTGTCTTTCAACAAATGACAGATGCTTACATGTATGCCGGTGTAGATGAAAATGGTTTAGCTCTTGCTTCATTATTACCGAAGCTGTTATCTGGTCCAATCAAGGGTAGCTTAATGTACACTCAAGGTTACAAAACCAGGAACGGAGAGATGGTTGTGTTACCAAAAGATGTTAGTGGTTTTGATGCTATCATGACAGCTACTGGTTTTTCTCCGGCAGACATAGCTAGAGAACGAGAGGCTATATGGATGGCTCGAAGTTTAAAAGATGTGGCTGCACCAATGCGCCGAAAATTTTACAGACGAATTCAAAAACATCAAGGTCGTTACTATAGAGCTTTGGAAAGAGGTGACCAATCAACAGCCAAATCTGCATTAAAAGATATAGAAGATGTTTATTTTGATTTAGAAGAATACAATCAAAACCAAATTGCTAAAGGTAATATAGCTGCCAGAATTAAATTAAGAAATGATACTATTCAAACCAACACTGCTAACGAGTTGTATGGTATAAACGAAACACTTTCTGATCTACCATCTGATGTTGAGTACCAAGCAAGAGAGGTTTTAAAATTCTTCCCAAGAGGTGTTGACTAACCCTGACTAAAGTATATATTTAAATTTATGAAAGATGTCCACGTGGCGATCGGTTGGGACTCAAGAGAAATGGATGCATATGAAGTATGCGAACATTCACTCGTTAGACGATCGTCAATCCCAGTAGCCGTTACCCCTTTAATGCATAACAATCTACGATACTTTGGTTTGTTCAATAGAGAGTGGCGCATTGATAAGAACGGTCAACATTGGGACGTCGAGGACAATGCCCCTTTCTCTACTGAGTTTAGCCATACTCGGTTTCTTGTACCAGAGTTGGCAAGACGCAACAAAGTAAAGGGATGGGTTATCTTTTGTGATTGTGATTTCCTATGGCTTGATGATATAAAAAATTTACTGGATGAACTTGATGATAGTTATCCTGTTATGACAGTTAAATTTAATTACGAACCAGAAAATACTATGAAGATGGACAATAAGATACAAACAAAATATAATTGTAAGTTATGGTCTTCGCTTATGGCTTTTAATATGAATCACAAAGCAAATAAAAAGTTAACACATACTGCTGTTAATGAAATGAAAGGTCTGGACCTCCATCAGTTTGCATGGTTGTCACGAGGACCTAATAGTGTAGGAGAAATAAACCCAAGATGGAATTACGTTCCAGGTATAATGATGGAGAATACTCCATTACAACCATCAGCTGTCCACTTTTCTCTAGGTGGTCCGTGGATGAAAGGTTATACCGACTGTGAGTTTTCAGACAAATGGTTTGCTGAAGTAGCACACAGAGAATATCAAAACGGAGATACATTGAAGGATATGAAATGCCTACATTTTCACTTGTAACGTCATTTAGAGGCGATCACTGGAACATCTATGCTAAAGATTGTATAGAAAGTTTTATTAAACACTGGCCTAAAGATACTAAACTTTATGCTTATTATAATGACTGGCCTGAACGAGGGCTACAATCATACGATTCAGATAGGGTAGAGTTTATTGACCTCATGTCTGTATCTACAGAACTATGTGAGTTCTTTAAAAAATTTAAAAGTCCGAAGGATACACCCAACTGGAAAACAGATGTTAAACGATGGGCATATAAAGTCTATACTGAGTATGATTTCTTTGTAAAAAATCCACCCAAGTGTGATGTGGGTATATGGATTGATGCTGATACCGTAACATACAATGACATACCTAAAGCCAAGCTTGAGGAATGGATGCCTATTGATAAAGACATATCTGTTCTTGGTCGTGAAGCAGTAAATCATATTGAAGCTGGTTTTGTAGCCATGAGAATGACAGACTTAAACAAAGCCTTGTTCTCAGATTTATTTGGGGTATGGAACTCTGGCGAAATCTACAACTACAAAGAGTGGCACGATGCTTTTGTGTTTACTAGAATTATGAATCTACATCAAGCGCATGGTCTACAGGTACACAACCTATCACCTCATTGTGCTGACCTCAATGCATTCGAAGCCTCACCACTTGTGAGATACATGTATCACAACAAAGGTCTACTTAAATTTAAACAAGAACAAGCTGGTCAAGAACCGCCACAAACAAAAGTCAAAGCAACAAAGACAGAAGAATCAAGTAAGAAACCTATTGTTGTTACACCCCAGGACTGTATGCCTATAGAAGATATTCGTATGAATATTCTTACGAATGCTAAACGTATGCCAACAGCCATAACAAAACGGTGTCAATGGAATAACGAAGAGGTAGCTATTGTATCGGCAGGACCGTCACTTAAAAAAAGTTTTAGAGAGATACAACAATTACAAAACAGAGGGGTAAGAATTGTATGTGTTAAACACAGTCACAATACTCTCCTTGAAAATAACATTCAGCCGTGGGCTTGTACGATATTAGATCCAAGACCCTTCAATGAAAAATCTACACATGGTTATGTACGTAAAGAATTGTTAGCCGAGCCACATCCACGAGTGATGTACTGGGTAGCAACTATGTCTAACCCTGATGTGGTTACACACTTGCTTGATAAGAAAGCAAAGGTTGTAGCTTGGGATGCTTATTGTAATGCTATCGAAGGGTGGGATTTCTTCAAAGATAGATTACTTATTACGGGTGGTACGTGTGCCGGTATGAGATCAATCGGTTTGTTACACACTCTTGGTTTTAGAACTATGCATCTGTATGGTTTTGATTCTTGTATTGAAGGTGAACCAGAAAACAAAGATGAGTTAGCTGAAGACGGTCGTAAGAAATGGTTGAAGGTATCGGTTGGTGAAGACAACAAACCATACTGGACAACTGGTGAATTACTGGCTCAGGCTCAGGACTTTGAGAAGCTCATGCAAAGAGAAGAGATAGATCTTGATATTCATGTTCATGGTGGTGGGTTAGTCAAAGCATTATGGGACGACGGACTAAAAGATAAAATAGAAAAAACAACATACAAGGAGATCTTCGATGACATCCCGTAAAGTAGTAGGAGTATTCTTAAACTCTGCCACACATCAACCACATATCAATACACTCACAGCTATGACTCATGGTATTAGAGAGACAACAGATAACCTTGTTTTCTTATCTAACTCTACTAAGTATATGGATTGTGATGTGGCTGTCATCTTTGGGTCGTGGAAAGATAGATATACACAACATCACATTTTAAAAAATGATGTAATAAATAATCACAAAGGTGACCTCCTAGTAGTTGAGACACCACTACTTGGTAGAACTATAACAGAAGATCATAGATACTACAGAGTAGGTAAGGGACATTACATGGACTCACTTGGATACTTTAACAATAAGAACTCTGATAAAGATAGGTGGGGTATCATCAGAACTGACCTTAACCTTAATGTAAAAGACTGGAGAAAAGACGGTAAGCATATATTGTTTCTGATGCAGTTACCAGGAGATGCAGCTACAGCTGATGTTGATATTCTTAAATGGTTACAAGACGAAATAGTTAAGTGTAAAAAAATATCAGATAGACCTATTAGAATTCGTATGCATCCGTTAATATCATCTTATGACTTATCTAAATTTGAAGAGTTTGTTGAGAAACAAAAAGATGTCAGCATGGTGTTCGGACATAAAGATCCGATTGCAATGGATTTGGAAAACTGTTGGGCAACGGTGTCGTTTACCAGCGGAGGGTCTGTGGATAGCTTGCTTGCTGGTGTCCCTGTTATTACACCTAGTCCTCTTAACTTTGCTTATTCACTATCATCCCATTCCGTAGAAGATATTGAGAATCCAAAGATGGAGGATCGTCAACAACTATTTAATGATCTAGCTTACACACAATGGACTGTAACCGAGATGGCTCATGGTCTACCTTATAAACATTTGTTAGCCAATGACTGATAATAAAGATAAGGACAATGAAGATGTCGTTGTAAACTTATTCAAAGACAGAGATGAGCACATCATGACAACAGGTGCAGCTCAACAAATTCCAACGGAACACTTTACAAAATTAGTTATTGATCAGATTGATCGTGTAAAAGATGATGCCAATAAACATAAAGCTGTTGGTGTTATTGCGGTATTGTTTGATGATAAAGGACCCCTATCTGATTACTTTGCCGGTAGTGTTAACTTACATATGGCCTACGTTTTGATGGACCAACTAAAGAATGTTATACTAGAGAAACTTGAAGAAGGGACAGAGTAATGTTAACAGCATTGATAGGTCCAGTTACTGGTCTACTGGATAAATTTATAGAAGACAAAGATCAGAAAAATAGATTAGCGCACGACATTGCAACGATGTCAGAGAAACATGCCAATGCTCTAGCTAAGGAACAAGCCAAAGCTAACACTGAAGCCGCTAAACATCCAAGCATGTTTGTTGCTGGTGCTAGACCTGCCATTATGTGGGTGTGTGCTATCGGTTTGTTTGTAAACTTTTTTATATTACCACTCATGACTTGGTTCACAGCCTTGTTTGCACCAGAGATTAACATGCCAAACTTTATAGACACTGGTGAACTTATCTCTCTAACAATAGCCTTACTCGGAATGGGAGGCTTACGTTCTTTTGAAAAATCAAAAGGGGTTGCAAGAGAGAACATGAGGAAGTAATATATAAATATCAGTGGACTGCGGTCATTCGATGGCAACCAGCACTGTTTGTTAACCATAACAAATGGAGTTGACTATGTGGTCTAAACCTATTATCACAGAAATAGCAGTCGGTCTTGAGATCAACAGCTATGCTTGTGCAGAAAAATAATATGGTGGGAGCCTTAGTGCTCCCCCTATTACTTTCGTTCTGCGATTCCGTTCTTGCTACCAAAGGTAGACTGTATGATCAACGCAACCAATACTTTGTAACTTGTAGATTACACAAAGAGAAAAGAGTTGAACCTTTTTTTGGGGAAGATTCTGTCAAATGCTTTTATACCTGTACTGATAAAGATAATATAGTTGTAACAACACACAGTGATCATGTGTGTGAAAAACAAATACAAACTCCAAGGGGAGATCAAAGGGATTGGCGAAACAGATTGAAGTATTAACTTTACAAGATTGTAGTGGAGAACGGTTCCCAAACAATATGCATAGGCTGTTAGGTTATCAAAGCCCAGTTAAATATTATGGTAAAAAAATTTCAAAGAGTAGAATACAGTCCAGTAAAGAAAACAAAGAGGAGATATAAGAAGCTGGGTCTTAGGCATCGAAAACAACTAGGACCTAAATCACATCTAAGGAGTTAAATCTCTAGAGGTTTACGGTCCCACCTCTAGAGATCCTTTTGACGACGTTGTTTCAATTAAGAGTATATATTATTTTGTAGCTTGGTCAAGTATAATTATATCTTCCATTCACTACCATAGTTGTGCTCAATCCTTATTATATCGTTTTCATCTAGTTTTTCACCTTCCCAAACCTCGAATATCCTTAGATGCCCATTAGAAGCCCTTACACAATGAAGAGTATTTTTGGGGATATAAACCCTATGACCACGTGTAAATGTCCACCAGTGGTCTCCTATGAGGGTCGTTGCTTCGCCATCAAGGATTTTCCAGTGTTCATTTCTATATTTATGGTACTGAACTGACATTGCCATACCCGGATAGACGTGTAATATCTTTGCAACCATCTTTGGAGTAGATTTTAACACACGGTACGTGCCCCAAGGTCGGGAAACTAAATTCTTTATTGAAATGGTGGACCCATAAACCAACAAACCAAGCTGTGTCTTTTACCTTCGGTCACAGCTTTGACTCTGTGTAAATAAAAAGATGGAAATATAATCATATCTCCCTTATCTTTAAATCCTTCTATCGGTTCTATCTTTCCATCCATGTTTTTAATTTGTAATATACCACCCTTGTAATCCTCAAAGTTAGATAAGTTTACAATCATAGATAATTTTCGTACGAGTCCAGGATAAGGACCATCAGTTTCTGGTGGATATATATCTCGGTGCCATTGGTAGTGTTGTCCTTTTGTATACTCAGTGAACTGTGGACACTGTAAGTTTGTAACATTAAATAAATAATCTTGTTTGTTTACTTCCGATGCAATCTCACATAGCTTTGGTACAATCCAATGGTCCAAAGGATACCATCTTATTTTTGAGTTTCTATCTTTTTTAAGATCGGCTTCTTTTTTCCACATGACTCCCGCTAACTGCTCATCATACTTAGGAGATTCTTTAACCATCTCGTCACAAAGTTTTTCTGGAACAGCTTTGGGTATGGTTACAAAAGTTTTATACATCAACTACCTCACATGACCCAGCACTACAAGCAAGAGTTTGGGAGGACTTAGTGTTATCATCTTGTTCGTGTAGTGCTAAATCACTCCAGCTTATCTCATCTGGCTGGTTCTTTTTTAACTTATTATAAGTATCGTTGTCAATATCTTCATACGGTGCTTGTTGATATACATGTCCAAAGTTAGGTAGAAAAGACACACCACTAAGATCATCAAAGTTTGTCCAACACCAATCAGCTACACCTAACCACTCATCTTCGTTTACCGATATAGTTATACTTGGTTTGTGTTCACACCAATGCTGCGCATATATTAACCAGTGGTCTAGTTGTTCTATAGCTGACCGTTGGTTACGAGTTATACAACGATTAGGTGCTTTCTCAACAAATGAAAAGACTGCCGTTGAATCTGGTTTCATAACACAATCTTCTGTTGGTATGTTTTGTGTTTGTAAGAATTGTGTTAGTGGATCTTTCTTATCACCTCTCACTCTTCTAATATAATGTTCGTTGTGTCGAGCATGAATACCTGATGCGGCATTAACTAATTGTGATACCGTACCAGATGGTTTGACACAAGTGATAGCCGTAGCTTGATTAATACCAAATCGTTTCGCCCACGTCTTATTAACCTCAACAGCCTTTTGTTTCATCTGATCCAACAGTTGAGTTAACCGAGTTATGTTATGGATATCTCCAGCTAATATTTGATGGTCCATTATTCCTGTCAATGATACACCAAGAAGTCTTTCTTTTTCTGTAGTATCTTTCCATTGACGACGTAGGTATTTAAAGTTTGTCAATGTTGCTTGCATCGTGCCAAGAATAGTGGCAGCTTCAACCTTATCAAGTAATGTTTCATCGGTATCGTCTGCACGAACAACAACTTCAGATAGGTTACAAAACTGGAAAGGTCTGAGAATTATTTCTGAACACGGATTAGTTCCAAACTCAAAGTCTTCGTCACGTCTTTTGTTTCTACTAGCAACTGTCTTTGATGCTTGTCTATTAAATATACCACGTTCGCCGCTACCCGATTTATATAGAGCTAACCACTCTTCCATGAATGTACCAATGTTATCTGGTTTTGTTTCATATACAGCTGAGTTATTTGATAAGGCTCTTTGTGCCTCAACTCTATACCACTCTCCAGACTTAGCATCTCTCATATCTCTATCATTAAGATCAGATAAACTAATCATGGCCGATCGTCTAACACCACCAACCACAACAATCTCACCGACTTTACAAACAAGATCGTGACACTCTAATGAGGTGAGCTTTCTGCCCTTCGCTTTAGTAAAGGTTTCTTTTGCAAAGTTGAAGAGATCCACGAGTGGTGCAGGACCCGAAGCGCGGCCGCCGAAAGTGTGAAGTCGTGCCCCTGAAGGTCGCACATTAGAAATATCCCACCTGGGGATTTGCCCAGCATACAATAATGTAATGACCTCCCGAAATGCTTTTGCCCAACCAAGTTTAGAATCTCTGACCACGACCACAGATTCTGTATCGTGGAAATCGTCAGCCACACTAGGCAAAAGTTCTGTATATTTTTTTTCAACACTGAAACCAACTCCCGTCCCACACATAAGTACGTAAAGTATTTCATCAAAAGCTTTGGGATGATCTACGGGTATGTAAGAACAATTATACCCTGCTATGTTTTCTTTTTCCAAGGCGGGACCAGCTGTCATGAGTGCTCTCATAGAGGGCATAACCTCTAAGTTTAAAACTTTATTTTCAAGATACTCTCTTGTTTTTTTATCTATCTTATACAGACAATTCTTTTCTATTTGTTTCTCAAAGAAATCAAAGTAACGAGACACAGTTTCGTGCCATTCTTCTCTTCTCTTTTCGGTGGGTAACCATCTAGCATATCTAGACTTGTGAATAAATTGTTGATAAACAGTTGGTAAAGTCGTCATCGTCTCCCTTTCATTTTAATTATGTTTCTAATATGTGTTATTGTCATGACCACATTGAGCAGCATCATAAAGTATAGACCCTCTTGTATCGTCCATGCCCACCAAAAAAGCTGTGAACAAATACCAAACAATGGTGCTTTCAGTGATCCGTTACCATACAAATAAACTGATACACATGCGCTCAGTGAACAGATTATTTCAAGTATCGGAACCTCAGATACTATCATTCTTTTTCTAGTAATTCAATATATCTATTTAAATACCATCGAGCTTTTTGCAAGTCTTCTAATCTCTTGCCTTTGTAGTTACACCTCCACGTGTATTTCATAACTTGACCACGTAAGTAGCCACGATATTCTTCAGGGGTAAGCGCAGCCTCGATGGCTTCAATACACTCAATACCCTTGTCATTATATTTATAATGGGGTGGGTTGTTTACTAAATCGTCTGTCATTTTGCCTCCTCTTTGTGGGTCATGTTTAGTAAAACATTTAATCTCTTTCTCTGGAACTCTGTGTTGGCAGGCTCATTAATAAGTTTCCTAGCGAAAGAACGCACTTGCTGATAATTAAGGCCAGCAAGATCACAAACATCAACAAACCAAGTAGCAGTGACACCAACACTTTTACTAAACCATCGTACAGCATCCTCCCGAACTTGAACAGATTCTTTAGAGACGTTTTCATTTTCATTACTAGCATCCAGTAAAGCTTGGTAGATAACGGCTCTGAACAATGCTCTTTCATTCTCTCCCTCTCTACTTACCTCTGTGATCGTATCGAGTGTAGGGTCGATAGCAATCCGGGTTTGGTTTGGGTTTAACAAATATGTCTGTTGTGTTGATTTCTTTTGATCTTTCATCTATCCATTCCACTGGTACAAATCTATCTGCCCATATAAAATTATTGTTACTAAGCCAATCACCATAAGTTGTTTTACTAGATTTGTAAAGTTTATTTCTAGAATTCTGTAATACAAATCTAATATCTAAGTCTGGTCTCTGTTGTTTTATATACAGATGTTTGGCTCTATCTTCTTTTGTTAGTTGTCCTTTGAGTTCTATTATAATACCGTTTGATAATATAATATCTGGGGTATAAGTTCTTCTAATCTCTGGAACAATGTAAGGTATGACAAGAGTCTCATATTCAAACTTAACTTTGTCTTCGTCTAGTTTAGCACAAACAGTAGCTTCAAAGATAGATCTATAAAATCCTTTTTCTTTTCGTAGCACACTCATGGAATATCTTCTGAAACATTTGGTTCATTAACCACCTTGGTTAACCATCGTGGTCCTTTACTGTATATAAATTTACGTAAACCGTGACCATCGTTTGCATCAGACCAACAGTCAATTTTATATGCACAGTATGAACACCCTACACTTAACTTCATATTGCCAGATGTTCCCTCTGGTTCTTCATCATAACATCTTGGTGGTGGTTTGTTCTTGTCTTTTAATACAACTCTTAAATGTTTAATTCTTTCTCGTGCATTCGGTACATCAGATTTATCGGGGCGACACAGTGCTAGTGCCCCACTTTGTTTATCGATAGCAAGAAAGGCTACCTTGTCATTGTTATTAGCCTCTGAGTATGCAGCAATCTGATGAAGATACCCAAAGGCATCAGTCTCTGGTGTGATGTCGTTGTCTCTAAATTTTCTAAAACCAAATTGTGATGCCGACTTAACGTCAACAACGACTCCATCTATCACGGCATCTTGGTGACCAGTTACTCCGTCAAGTTTTAAAGTTCTCTGTTCATCAGTAACAGAATGACCTGCCGTTTTAGATAGTAATAATAATAATGCCTCTAACATATGTCCATATAGAAACTTAATCCGTACATGAGATGGCATATGTTCTCTTAATTCTGGTTTATATAATTCATACCATAATTGACGGTCTGGTTTACCGAGGCTCGACATACGAATACCTCGGCTACCAGATTGTTTTTCTGTTAGGTAAGTAAGAACAGCATCTTTCATACTTTGTGCAAAGTTATTTAAATCATGTGGTGTTGGTTTTCTATCGTTACCTTCATCGAACAATTTGTAAATATCTTTTACAAGAGTATCTATGCTTTTCTTACTAGACATTAGAACGGAAGCTTATCGTCTTCCAATTCGTTTTTAGATGCGCCGTTAGTTGAAGCCTGATATCCAGACTCTTCGCCGAACTCATCTAAATTTTCAGAAGGACTGTACTCTACGAGTTTAGTTACTTGTACGGCTTTCAAAGATGAGCCAACACCTTGATTACCTCCGACATTATAATCATAGGTATCAAAGGCTACATTAACCAATGAGCCATTACCGATTAAAACATCAGAACTAATGGGTGTTTTCTTAGAATCTACAACACGAGGTGCAGAGTTCTTTGTACCATCCTTACGAGTGTACTTTCTTTTTATGGTAACGAAATCATTTCTCTCGTCGCCTTTGTTTTTAATACGAGGACCAAGACCCAAGTCTTGTAGTTGTTTCTTAGTCTTTGTATCCACGGTTACGTCAATAGAAAAAATACCTTGTTCATTATATTGATCGTAATGTGGTTGGTGGACTTTCGCCCAGTATGCGGTTCCAGATATTACTGGCATAGTTTTCTCCTTATATAAAAGTTTGTAAAAGTTAATGTCTCCGAAGAAACACTCGAACAGTATACCATACTGTTAGTGGTGTCAACAGTTAGTGAGTTTCTTTCCAAGTCGTGCCGATTGAATACTCACTATCTAGTGGACATCGTAAGTCAAATTGTTTTTCTACACGTTTCATTGCCTCCTTTGTTATGTTGCCAAAATCTACAGCTTGTTCCTTACGGACTTCAAACTGTACCTCATCGTGGACGTTAGCCACTGGCTTGGCATCCACATTCTGCTTGTCGACCTCATCAATTATATTAAGCAGCCATTGCTTACATATGATTGCACCCGCTCCTTGAATAAGTGTATTCAAACTGGAGTGGATAGATCGTGCAAGTAGAATTCTTTTATCAAGCGCAACCAATTGGTACTCACCATACTTGCGCTTTCGTTGTTGTAATAAATTAATTAGATTGTTTGTCAGTGTCTTCATACCTTTAACTTTATTTATAAATCGTTTACGACTAGCGAGTCCAGCCTCTGTATTGCCGCCGACTATCTGGCCAAGCTTGGCATCGCCAGCTCCATAGATAAAGGCATACACCCACGTCTTTGCCGTCGGTCTGTCTTTTAATCCTATAATGTTCTGGTTGTAGGTATGTATATCTCCATCAACCACTTGCTCTGTAAACTTTGGGTTCTCTAAGTAATGCGCAAAGCATCGTAACTCTAAACCACTAGCATCAGAACCGACCAAACAATACTTGTCTGGGTTTTCTATAGTCCATAGTGAACGACACTCTTTACCATAAGGTGAGTAACTTGCCGGGACTTGTGCCATGTTAGGACCATAGTGACTCATACGAGATGTGACACAACCAAGTGTAATAACTCTACCATGCACTCGACTATCATCTTTAACATTCTTTAACCAAGATTTAATTTGCGATACACGTTTCTCATATAACAAATACTCAGCTATCATCTTAGCCTCTGGATACTCTAATTCCTTCAAAACTTTCTCATCAATTACTGGTAGTCCCGTTGGTGTAGTTTTTTTAGGCACCCAATTATATTTCTTTTGTAATCTCTCAGCTACTTGTTTACGAGAGCTGGGATTAAACTCATCGACATGATCCTTCAATGGTTTACCAGTCGTCTTATGAAATCGTGGTGTATATATTGTTGGGAATATAGTTTGAAGATCTCTATTTAAATCCTCTGACTTTGTCTTTAACTCTTCCAATAAATCATGTGCCTTGTTTACATTTAAATAGAATCCATTCTTCTCTTGTTGGTCTATAATTCTTCTAATGCGATGCTCCATACGTACACTATCTGTACTAAACCTAGTTATCTTTGGCGCTAGGTGTTGCATAAGTTTACGTGTGACATATACATCTTGTTGACAATACCTAAGCATCTCCTCTGAGTATTCGTCAAAGTCTTTGAACTCTAGCTTACCGCCTCGTGTGAGTTTCTTACCCCAAGATTTTAAACTATGACCACCATCTATATGAGCATTGATCATCTGTGATATAAGAAGTGTATCAATAATATTCTCCAAAGGTATTGTGATACCTAGTAGTCTTTCTAATACTGGACCATCAAAGCTTATACCATTGTGCATAATATACTTACGTTCATCATTGTGAAATTGTTTAAACTCTTCGCATCCTTGCTCTTGTATAAAATCTTTCTGTTCTCCAGTAGCATAGTCTTGGATACATATACAATGTATCTTGGTAGCATCTAAACTATCGGTCTCTATATCTAGAACTACTGTGTCAAACTTTGAATCCATCATTTACCTCCTTGAAGTCATCGTTGTCTTTAGATTTTGGGTTAGATATCTCAGTCAAGCGACCACTATCCTTATGCCATTGTAACCAACAACATGGTCCAGTCTCTCCACTAAATCTGTTCTTCAGTATACGAACTGTAGTTTGGTTTCTCTTCTCCATGTCTTCTGCTTGTCCGTTTCTTTCTAATGAGAAACAAAAGTCAGAGAGCTGCGCAATACCATGTGAACCTCTGAGTTGTGATAGGCTAACTATCGCACCTTCTTCGTGTCCACTATCTGAACTGGCTCGTCTACTTAAATGAGATACCAACATCAGATGTATGTTCTGTTCTTGAACCAAGGTTCTAAGCCGTGTCATTATACTATCGATTGCTCTTCTCTCATTGTCACCAGTCATTGCCGATACAATCATAGTCAAGTGATCAAGTATAATAAACTTACAATCTAATCCACTAGCTAGGTATTGTACTTTAGATATAATGTTATCGATATCGGTAGAACCAAAGTGATCCCACATTCTTATCTTGTTTGTACCGAGGGTAGCCTCCCATGCTGTACGTTTCTCTTCCATAGTAGACTCACAGAATGGTAGGTGTAATGGTTTATTTGCATGTACAGACATAATACCTTTGGTTGTTCGTTCAATAGATTCTTCTAGGAATAAACAACCAACTGAATGACTACTGTTCTTTATTATATGATAAGCTAGTTCTCTCATTACACTAGACTTACCTATCCCAGACCCCGCAGTATAGGTACATAACTCACCGAGTCTCATACCATAAGTCATGCTATTCATACCCTCCCACGGATAAGGTATTGATTCGATTACCTTTTCATTAGCAATAAGATCCCAAGTATTTTCACCCAGTATGATACCCTCTGGTGTATATGTTTGTGCAGCATAAAATCTAGTCATGAAATCATGCTTCTTATTCTGTACTAAATAATCATTTGGATCTTTTAAACCTAGATTAACTATGTGTACTTTCTTTGGAGGAAATAGTTCGGCTACTTTTTTACTAGCCTCTCGACCTGGTTCATCGTTATCAAAACATAAGTATATCTTTTCATAACTGTTTATATATTCGTATTGTTTTTTACAATCATTAAAGGCACCAGCTGCCCCAGTTCTAACACTAACAACTGGATAAGATTTAGGCAGCATCATTTCATAGATTGACAAAGCATCTATCTCACCCTCACAGATAGTTATAATTTTAGCATTGTTAGAACTAAATAGTTGTTGCCCAAACAACAAAGCTTTACCAGTCTTACCCTCTACACTAAATGATTTATCGGCTACTCTTCTGAGCTTTGTAGCAACGTGATTACCCTCATCATCATAGTATGGGTAGTGGTGTTTATAAAGATTAGGTTTGTCACTGTTAGTTGTAGTTACTCCAAAAAACTCACAAGTCTTTTCGCTTATCTTTCTTTCGAGTATTGGTTTACTATTACCTAAAGAAATAATCTTAGTAATTTCGGCTTGAATTTTTGTGTCATCTCCGAGCAGCTCCTCAAGTTGGGTCTTGTCCTTGGGAGGTTCAGTGTAGGTTCGGCACGAGAAACAATAGCGACTGCCGTCAGCATATAAAGCATTAGCATCAGATGATCCACATTGTTCACAAGCGGTGTGTCTTACAAATGGGTTTTGGTTTACTGTCATAGTCGTCTCCTTATAATTTTTGCGGGTCTTGCCCTATTAATATCTCCTCTAATTATTTTTGTCAAGGGGTTGCCAGATTTCGAAATCAGTGATAGCCTATCCCCATATACAGAGGGAGACTATATATAGTCTAGTATTAGTCTAATGTTAATCTAATCATAGTTCTATTAGCTTCTATATATAATATATTAGTATCTCTTTATAACTATTAGTATCTATAGATAACTATTAGTATCTATAGATAACTATTAGAACTATATATAGTGACCACACCCTTTATTTTTAGCCTTGAAGTTCTGTGTTCTCCCATGACAATTGCGGCATAGCACCATCGAGTTTGACAGACGATTGTTGTGCCGGTTCCCATCGATGTGATGGAACTCCATCGGCGACTCTTCTGCCAGTGACCCACACTGATTGCAATACCATTGGTTAGTATCCTTGAGATAAGACATGATCAGTCTTTTCTTACCGACAGACTTACCCATATGCTCATCTCGTTCTATCTTTTCATTGCGAATATGTTTGCGATGTTGTTGTTGGCAGACATTATCACAATATTTATTCATAGTATTACTTCTCTTGGTGTGTTTCTTATTACAATAGGCACACCGATAGTGACCATAGTCTTTTCGTTTTCGTTTAGGAAACTTAGTGTTATTAACTATGGCACTACACGTCATCGAGCAATACTTATTCCTTGAGGATGTGACCTGATTGTCACACCCTATTCGCTTACAGTTTCTCATTACTTATCAGGACTGAAGTCAACCTTGATAAGATTATCCGATGCCTCGGTATCACAAGGTCGATCATCGGTTACCTTAACTGTGTGTGAGTTTTTAAATTCACTTTCAAAAGGCACATCCTCTGGATTAACCACCTCATTTTTCAAATGATATTTCCAGTTGTGTATGATCCTATCCTTAGCCGTTCGTTGCTTTGGATAGAGTAATTCTTTTAGTGCATAGTCAATTAAATATTCTATGTCCTCTGGTTTGTTAGTTACACTATCCAATAGCTCATCGACTATTGGTTTTAAGTTTCGTTTTAGATCGCTTAGTCTTAGTTCTGAACCACTCATTATTGTTTCTCCTTATCAGTTAGTGGGTTAAATATATCTTCAAAGATTGCATCGACAATATCAAAGTATTCTTCCTGAGAATATCTTTTGATTGATATTGTTTGCACCACATCTTTGAAGTGTTTTATCTTAGCCAATGCATAGACCATCTCTACATCGGTAAGAATCTTTTCGTCTTGTATGTCTTGACCATTACCTTTTGCCATTTAAATATTCCTTTCTTTCTCTATAGGTTTTAGATGTATCACATTTAATGGCTACCAAATCAATCGGTATCTTATCAAATGATTCTCGTAGTTGGTTAACAGTTTGCTGACAGTTGTGGGATATCTTAGGGTGTCTCTTGTGAAACAGATGACCATCAACTTCAAACCACATCGTTACAATAAAGGCTTCAAACATATCGATACCTCTGACCTAATACATTCTTAATATAGTCCGCAGCAGATTGATGTGTGCCATGAAAATATTTTATTTCATGATCCTCATACCCATCGTCTCGACGTTTCCAAAAGTCCTTATAGTTGTCTTCGTTTTCAAAGAACCTTGCAACTGTAATCCCATCCCAGTCATCGTAAACATTGTAGGTTCGTTCATAATTATTAAGTCTATAGTCCCAAGTAATTATATACTGAGGTAGTTTGTCATAGAATAAATCAAGTTGTCGCATGATCCTTCCTTTCTTTTATTGCTAATTGTCTTAACCATTCATTACCCCCAAAAGGGAATGCAATGAAACATTCTTGCAGAAACTCTGCGTGTTTTATACCTATGCTTTTAGTAGACACAACACGTATGTCTCGATAGTCTCCCTCGTCTCTTTCCCCCATCAAATCTATGATTAGGTTCTCATCATCACGACCAATGTCATCTTGATGGATGAGATAATCGTTATACTCATTGAATCCATCAATGATCTTATATGTAACTAATACTGGCATCATTCACTCCTTTCCATTTTTACAGACCACCTATACTCTGGCTCTGTATTAGCATCTATGAATGTTGTTTCTAGTTTTAATCCATACTTTTTTAGTAAGATATTAATGATATCTATTCTTTCTTTAAATTCGTCACAGTCATAGCTATCATTAAAACCTATCTCTAGTAAATGTTTTACATTAGAAAGATTAATAAAATCATAAACTCTCATTACTCACTCCCTTCATAAGCATCTGTTACATTTATATCAATTCTATCATCCATAGAATTATCAACACTTTCTATGTCTAATATGTTTCCATCATCCATGTAGCAACCCACATATAGATCTGGGTTACAGCATTGTAATAGTCTTATAAGTTCTTTTACTTTCATCATTCAGTCTCCCTCATTGGTACAACACAAGGTCTTGACGTTCTCGGTTGTGGTGGTGTTGTTAATCTATTGTGTTGTGATTCCAATGCTCGTTGTCTTATGAGATGAAACTTCCAACCTATACATATATGTCCAGATTGTATTCCATCTCGATTAATATTCAATCGTCTAAACTCTTGTTCAACGATTGGTTGTAGGTTCTTACAGTTCTCTCGTTCCATAACGAACCTCTCCTCCACACCCGTAGGTGTAGAGAAAACTAGGTATAGGGCAAACAGTTCTTTAGTCATCACTCACTCTCCTCTTCAACTACGTCTAAGAGTTCTGCTTGTGTATAATTATGTTGTTCTAAACGTAACTCTCCATCAAGACTAAGACCACCCTCTCTGATTAAGATTTGTGTGGCTTCTTCTTCACTCTCTGCTGTAACAGTATAAATGTATTCACATGGAACACTAAATGTATAATATTTTTCAGTCATCTTTACTCGCTTCCTTTCTAGTTTCTACTACTTGTAAGTGTGCTGATAGTATTAGATGGTTTGCACACTCATTGTCTGGTGCATGATAATAGCAAGCATCCATTAAAGTAGTTAGAGCACCTATAAAAAGATTCTTAGGGTCTTTAACTTTCTTCTCCATCTTGGTTAT